TTATCCTGTAATTTATTCTGCTTCTCATATATTTTGTCAGTAATATATTCAACACCACCTTAAAATTATCTTTATATTTTAAAATTGTTTTATAATATAAAAGAAGGATTTTATTAAATTGTTTTAAATAATATCATTAATATTCCACTCATTTTAAGGAATATTATCTTCGGTTTAGTTATCTATTAAATATCATTTCATTATATATGTATTTTTGATGATAATATTATTTGATTGTATATGTATATGTATTTGAAACGTTGATATTATTATAGACTTCTTGTTTAATTTTGATACTTAAAATATCTAATTAACAAAGGAATAAAACCTTATATTCCTATACTTACTTATACTGTAAGTTATATTTATTAGGCATTACTATGTAAGGATGTAAATAATCATTGTTATATGTAAATGAATTATCATACTTTCTTAATATGTTATATGCTCCATTTAAATCTGCATGAATTTTAATACCATCTTTCGTTATATATAAACCTCTTAATTTTCTACTCCCACTAAAATTTGCGTTATTATCATCTTTTTTAAAAACAGGAATATAATCCTCATCTATAAAACTGGATTTACTTGTATAACTTTCTTCTTGAAGTATCACCTCTATTCCTAATGCCTCTGCTCTGTATTTAATTTTTTCTATAAAACTAGCAAATGGTATTTGTACAAAAGTTTGAGTTTCTTTACCTACATTACACTTCTGTTTCCATCCATCGTTTTTACCAATAACAATTGTATCTATATTATGTTTGACACACCATTTTATTATATAACTAGCTGATTGATGTATATATGTATTCATTTTATTATTTCTATCCCTACACATTTTTAAATATTTTTTACTACTATATTTGTTATTTACTTTCTTTAATTTACTTTTATAAGCAGATATTTGTTTATTCCAAAGTTTATTAATAGATTTTAACGGTTTCCCATTGATTGCAAAAGGTTTCACACCTATTGAATTACAAACCGTTGCTAATCTATCTACTCCAATATCAATTCCTATTATTCTTCCTTTCTTTTCTTTTAATTGTGGTTTATCATTTATTTTATGTACAATTTCCATAGTGTAAATATCATTGTTTGGTATAAATCTTACCTCCCTTAAATCACAATCTTTAGTATGACCTCTTTTATAGTTTTCTAATGGAACTCTAAAAGTATATTTTTTCAAATCTTTTTGAGTAAAAAATAATATATTATTTATAATTTTTACTTGCAGATTTGTTAGAATGAACATATATCTACCATTTTTAGTATTTTTATAATTAGGCATTTTAGGTTTACTTTTATACTTATTAGGATTTTTATAGTAATCTGTTAAAGAATTGAAATAACTTATCCATGTATTGTGTACCCTCCCTAAAACACTTTGAGCAGATTGAGATTGTAATGCCTTATAATCTATTTCATCTAATATATATTTATTTAAAGTTTCTTTCTCAAAATATTCACCATACCATTTTTGACTTAATTTCATTTTCTTTTTTCCTTTGGTTTGTCCATTTTTAACTTTCATATTATAATCATCAACCCATTTATGAATATTATCTACAAACTTTTTTTGTTCTTCAGTTACATCTTCTTTATTACGAATTTTTCTAGTTATGATATATAATTGTCTAATTAAATAATTGCATCTGTTATATAAATTTTTTGATAACCAACAATAATTATCTATTTTTGAAAAAATATCATTCTTTTTATGTATATCAATTTTAGTAACTCTCATTTGTTGAGTTATATTTTCTTTTTCCATGTTTTTGTACCACCTTTTTGTTTTAGCTTTATTTAAATGTTAAATTGTTTTAATTTATTATTTTTATAATTTATAGTCAATCTACAATCTATTTCTCAATTTTAATTTATCAGCTACCAGTTTAGTATCCTATAACTCATAGTCAGCCTGTAATATGTAATAATAGAATCGTTGATATAAGACACTTTTCAGTTAATATCTTAATTAAAAAATATTAAATTGAAGGCTATAAACCTTAGCCGATACCTCATTTTTCTTGAGGTTACTTGTTTGCAAAAAGTAATTTTATTAATACAAACTATTTTTTTACAATATAACAAATTATTTTATATTAGCTAAATAAATTTAAAGCTATAATCTTTTGAATCTGTCTTCTAGTTCCATTGCTATTATAAACTGAGCTTGTTGGTATAATCTTTTTAGATTCCCTATCTATTGTAAATCTTTTAACGCAATCCCAATTAGGATTTGTTTTTGACCAAAAATCTATAGGCTTCATACCTTGTATATTAATTTTTTTATTTAATTTATTATTTAAAGTTCTTTTCCATGACTTATCCTGTTCTAGTTTTTTAGCTATATATGCATATCCCCACCATGTAATTTCTTCTAACAATAGTGTATTTTCTTTAATTAATAATTTTTCATCTTTAGTCTTATATAAAAACTCTTCTCTACCACTTAATAATTCATTATAAAATTTAACTAGCCATGTTTTTAATTGTTTGTAATTAGAATTATTAATAATAATAGATTTATAAGCACCATTAGAGCCAAATAAGCTATCATATAAAGTTGCAAACTTAGTTAAATTTGTATTACTAGTACTCCCCCTTTTTACAATCTACTCTATTATTTAAATTACTCTCTTTAATTATATCCCTAATTAGTCTGCATTTCATATCATTCAATTCATCTGTTGCTCTTATATTCCATGTTAAATGACCTCTGACTTTTCCACCATTTAATATAGAATCTTTTATCTTATCTACATGTTTTTTATCTATCAATGGTTTCTTTTCAATTGAATTATCATCAAATCCTCTTTGTGCATTTCCATCATAAGTTAATTTCTTGTATGTTTGTCCAATTTCTTTTATAGTTATATTGGTATTAAAATATGCTATTTTACCATTCTGATAAACTGGCTTTACATCAAATATTTCTATTTTTCTTTCTTTGTTAATATTTATCATTTCTTATACCTCCATATTTATTAAATATCTGAACTTTATCAACTATTATTTTAAATCATTTTTATTTAGTAACTTTTCCAACTCTTCATTTATTTTTTTAAATTCTTTGTCTAGTTCCTTGTCTCTATCTTCCAATTCTTTTCTTTTTTCTAACTTACTTTTATATTCATCACTATGTTCATATTTATTTAAAGCAATATCATTTTTAGCCATTTCAATATCTAACAACTTTAATTTTAGCTCATATTGTTTTACTGCCTTTTTAGCTTTAGTTGTAGCTTCTCTATTTTTATCACTTGCTATTATACCTTTAGAATTATTATTCATAATATTCATTCCTTTCATTTTTAATTGGATATATTTGCTTATTTCGTATTTAATTTTACCAAATTGTTTTATATTAGTCAATAGTTAATATCAATAACTATCATAATAACTATGTCAAACTATTGTTATGATAGTTATTGATTGGGTTGTGTTAATCTCTTTATGTTATTTAAATTACTTTTTTTGATTCCTTTAACAGATCTTCTATTTGCATTTGCAATTGTTCTTTACCATTTCGATTAATAATATTTGTAAGTTTGTCAGCAGGTATTTCTGCTTGATATATTAATTCTTGAGTATCTTCTGATAAATAACTATTTAAATTCTCTTTCATTAAATTTAAAAGAGTTTTATAATCAAGATTAATTTCATCACCCCATAAATTCCTTATATTTATATTAGAACCATCAAACATAGTTATTAATTGTCTTAAAATATCTAAAATGCGATATTCTGATGTTATACTATTTTTTATAATATCCTCATTTTCAGATAAAAATATAAAATCTGGTTCAGTGCTGTCTTTCCCATAAAAATACTTTATTAAACCTTTATCCAATAATTGCTTAATTTCCTTGGTTTCTTCCTCTACATCAATATAAATGAATTTAATTTTTTCCATTATTAATTCCTCCTAATTTACAATATGTTTATATTATTTCCAAGACTTTGTAACAATATTCTTTAATCTGGATATAGTTTAAACTAAAAGGAATATAAATATTCATTATATTTTAAATTGTTTTAAATTAAAATAAAAACCCTCTTTTATAAAAACAGAACCATAGCTACAACCCTATGGCTGTTATACTTATTTTTAACTATATGAATTCTGTGTTATCTACATCTATTAATAGTTCTTCTATCTGCATTCGAAGTTGATTTTTCCCTATTTCATTTAAAATTTTCTCAAGTGCTTTAAAAGGGTTTTTAGCTTTAAATATTTTCTTTTGTTTGGCTATTGGTACATATTTATATAAATCATTATTTATTAATTCTTCTATTGTTTCATAACAAAGACTTATTTCATCACCGTATGCATTATATACTGTCATTTTAGTACATTCAAATATATTTGATATTTCTTCCATAATGTTTGCAATACAATACTTTGAAGTTAAAGTGTCTTTAATAATTTTTTCATTTTCTACTAAAAATATAAAATGTGGCTCACAATCATCTTCTCCATTAAAATATTTTATCAAGCCCTTATTTAATAATTGTTTTATTTCATTTATTATGTCATCTACATAAATATCAATAAATTTAATTTCAGTTTCATCAACTGGTTGAATATTTTTCATTTTTTATCCCCCTATTTTAATTATATTTTTAAACTTTTTTACATACTCTCTTTTGATTAATTTAGCATGAATAAACAATAAGCACAATAACATTATTAAATTATTTTTAAATAAATCTATCTTTTTATGAAAACTTATATGTTTTCTATTATGTAATATTTAAATTTAGTTAGTTTGATTTTGCTTTTTTATTATGTTCTTTTATTAATAAATCCCTATTTCTTTTTCTTATATCATTATACATTTTTAAGAATGAATCTTTTAATGCTGAATGTTCTTCTAATAATTTTTTGTATTCTTGTTCTATGTAATTAAATGCATCAATATATTTTATTTTAAATTCTATATATTTAATACCTGTCAATCCTAAGATATATGTTAATATTAAATCTTTATAAAGTCTATAAGTTGTCTTTTTTGTTTTAGCTCCATTTCCAATCTCAATT